AGGTTAACCCTGTTCCAAGAAGTATTTTTTTACTGTGTCTTTGATTCACCAACAAAAATTAGACGAGTGATTTTTTCAATAGCGAGAAAAAATGCAAAAACAGCATTGATTGCTATCATCGTCATTTTGTTTATTGTGGGCCCAGAAGCTATTAAAAATTCAAGGCTTGCATCAGCGGCACAAACGCGCGATCAGGCATCTGAAGTTTTTAACTATGCTTCAAAAATAATAGAGCAATGCGAAGAATTGTTAGGCCATGCAGTAGTAAGGCCATCTGCAAAAAAAATTAACGGCAAGCTTTCTAAGGTAGAATATAAAGCTTTAAGTTCAGATGCGAAGTCAAACATTGGTGGTTCGCCACTAATTGCTGTTATAGATGAAGCTGGGCAAATAAAAGGTGCAAATGACCCTTTAGTCGAGGCAATTATTACTGGTCAGCTAGCTTATGATAATGCAATGCATTTCATTATTAGCACCCAGTCAGCTACTGATGGTGACTGGTTTTCTGTACAAATAGATGATGCAATTAACAATCAGCCCGATGATGTGATTTGCTTTTTGTACGCAGCAGATGAAGATTGTGACTTATTGGATGAAGATCAATGGAAGTTCGCAAATCCAGCTTTAGATGATTTTTGCAGCCGAGATATGCTGCGAAATTTATTAACTGAAGCAAGTCGTATGCCAAGTCTAGAAGCTTCAAGGCGTAATTTAAATTTAAATCAGCGTATTAATACTGATGCACCATTTGTTTCAAAAACAACATGGCAATTATGTCAAGGCGCGGCGGTTATTCCTTTTGGTTCAAAGGTAAACATTGGACTAGATTTATCAGAGGTTCAAGATTTGACCTCAATGGGAATGATTGCTGAAGTGGACAGCAAGTGGCATTGGAATCCATGGTTTTGATTGCCAAATGTAGGCCTTAGAGAAAAATCAAACCAAGACAGGGTGCCTTATGTACAATGGCGTGATGCTGGTTATTTGGAAACAACCCCAGGGCGCTCAATTGATTTTTCCTTTCCAGCCGCAAAATTGCGATGGGTAGCGGAAAATTATGAAATTCAAATTGTTGCTTATGATCCATACAGATTTGCAATATTTAAAACCGCATTAGAAAATGAGGGTTTTGATTTTTATGAAGAAACCGCAAATGGATTTATGGCACGCATTGGCGACAAGACCGTAGTTTTTCAAAAGTTTCGGCAAGGCTATTTAACAATGGGCCCTGCTTTAATGATATTAGAACGCGATTTATTAGATGCAAATTTAGTTCATGACAATAACCCAGTTATGAATATGTGCGCAGCTAATGCAACAGTTACACCCGATGCAAGCGGCAATAAAAAACTTTTTAAGCCAAAAGAGCGCCACAGACGCATTGACGGCATGATAGCTTTAGCGATGGCGCGCGGTGTTGCTTCTCAAGAAATTATTCAAACCCCTAAATCATTTTATGATAACCCAGAGTTTAGTTTGTATGCATGATGTGGCCTTTTAAAAACAAAGAACAACGCAGCAACCAATCGCAAAATGTGCCAATTTCATCTAGTGCAATTCTAGATTTATTTGGCATTAGTGATGCTGCGGCTGGCGAGACAGTTACAACACAAACAGCATTGGGCGTGCCAGCGATTTGGTGCGCTGTAAACTTTATTTCAAGCACAATGGCGGCATTGCCTCTTAATGTGTTCAAGAAAATCAAAGATAGCCGTGAAAAAATGGTTGGTGGGTTGCAAACGATATTGCATGATGCACCAACACCATTTGAATCAAGTTATAAATGGCGTAAGCGTTTGTATGTTAATTATTTAACAGATGGACGCGCGTTAGTTTACATTGAGCGTGATTTACGTGGAAATGTTGCTAATTTATTCATTTTAGACCCTCAAAAAACTGAAATTGAAGTAAAAAACAACGCTAAAACATATAAATACGACAACAAGAACACCTATTCAGAAGCTGAAATCATAGACATAGCTTTTATGGAAGGCAGCGACGGGGTTGAGTGTTACAGCCCAATTCTAAGCAATAAAGAAGCAATCAGTATGATGATTGCGGTCACTAAATATGGTGGGCGATTCTTTAGCGCGGGCGGTATGCCATCTTTTGTTTTAAAAACGGCGGCATCAACACCAGAAGCCATGAAAAGGGCAATGGATGATTTAACCAAAGGGTTAAAACGTGCAGCGAAAGACGGATCTAATACAATCCCAATATCATTAACTGAAGACTTAAAAGCCCTCAATAATGACCCTGAAAAAATGCAGATGGTTGACACTCAAAGATTCTGCATTGAGCAAGCTTCAAGAATTTTTATGCTGCCCCCTGCTTTCTTGCATGATTTAACTCATGGCACATTTTCAAATACCGAACAGCAAGGCACGCAGTTAGTTAAATATCTAATAGGCAACTTGGCAAATCAATTTGAGCAAGAATTAAATCTAAAATTATTTGGTCGGTTTAATTCAAAAACATATGTGGAATTAAATTTAGATGGATTGTTGCGTGGTGATTTCTTGACCCGCATGAATGGCTATTCAACGGCAATTCAAACCGCACAATTAACACCAAATGAAGCGCGGTCGATGGAAAATAGACCAGCAATGCCAAATGGTAATGATTTATTAATTCAAGGCGCAACCGTGCCTATTGGTTCACAGAATTTAAACGGAGTTCCACAAGATGGAAATGGAAACCAGACTAGCACGAATTGAAATAGAAGAACGCGCAGATAATACCCCAAAATTTCGGGGTTATGCTGCGTTGTTTGAAACACCAACAGATATTGGTGGAATGTTTGTTGAAAAAATTGCACGTGGTGCATTTACAGATGCTTTAAATCGCTCAGATGTTCACGCGTTATACAATCATAATGATAATTGGGTTTTAGGTCGTAATAAGTCCGGCACTTTGACCATGCGTGAAGATGAAAAAGGTCTTTATGTTGAAATAGACCCGCCAAATACACAACAGGCGCGCGACATTATGGAACTGGTTAAACGTGGCGATGTTGATCAAATGTCATTTGCTTTCACCATGCAAGGTGGTGCAGAATCTTGGAATGATACCTCAGATGGGCTTCCAATTCGCACAATCACCCGCGTGGGTGAGTTGTTTGATGTGACCATTACCCCTCGCGGTGCGTATCCACAAGCAAATGTTGCTGTTCGCTCTTTAGAAGAATTTAGAAATAAAAATAAAGCGCAAGAACAAGCACAAAAGAATTTTAATGCGGCTGCGTTGCGTATCCGTATGAAAAAAGACCTTGCAAGTAGAACTTTGCAAGAGAACGGCAAAGGCGATGCGCCAAAGCCTATTTCAAACAATAGACAAGGAGATTAAAAATGTCTGATGTTAAAGAAATTCGCGAGCAAATGGCGCGCATAGCTACTAACGCTCGTTCGAAATTTGATGAAATTACAAGTGAAACCCCAGCAGAACGTGCAGCAGAAATCGAGCGTGAATTTGACGCTATGATGGCAGACCATGATAAATTGAGCGCAAATTTAGAGCGCGCAAAAAAACTTGGTGATGCAACCCGCGCGGCAGAGCAATTTATTGAAGACCGTCGTCCGAACTTTGAAGGTCGCGCTTCTGCGGCTGCTCAAGGTGAAGCATTGTCTTATGATGATGTTTTTGCGCGCATGGTTATACATGGTGCTGGTGAATTATCCCGTGAAGAGCGCGCTATTTTGCGCACTGGTTATGTGGCAGAATCTCGTGCGCAAACAACTGCAACTGGTTCAAGCGGTGGGAATGTAGTTCCAACTAAATTGGCGGCAGAATTAGACAAAGCTATGCTTGCTTATGGCCCAATGTTTGACCCTAATGTGGTGCGTGTAATCAACACAACTTCGGGTGAACAAATTAACTGGCCAACAATTGATGACACTTCAAAAGTGGCGGAATTGAAAGCAGAAAATGCCGCTGTAACTGATGACGGCGGCAATGATTTGGTCTTTGGCACTAAACCATTGAATGCTTACATGTATAATACTGAAATTGTGCGTGTTCCGTTTACTTTGTTAAATCAAGCCAGCATTGATATTGCATCTTTGATTGTTGAACTATTTGCTGAACGCCTTGGCAGAACAGCAAATACTGCATTAACAACTGGTTCTGGTTCTTCACAACCAAATGGCGTTGTGACGGCTTCGGGACTTGGTGTTACAGCGGCTGATGATGTTACAATTACAGCTGATGAATTGATTGCTTTGCAGCATTCTATTGATCCTGCTTATCGCTTATCACCAAAAGCGGCATTCATGTTCAATGATACTACTTTGGCATTCATTCGCAAACTGAAAGACGGTCAAGGCAATTATTTATTGCAATTGGGTGATTTCACAAAAGGCGTGCCATCTACAATTCTTGGCAAACCATTCTACATCAACCAAGCAATGGACAACTGCACGACTGCGGCTAAAAAAGCCGTGTTGTTTGGTGACTTTGGCAAATATTATGTTCGTAAAAATGGCGGGTATCGCATGCGTCGCCTTGATGAATTATTTGCAGCTAATGACCAAACAGGCTTCATTGGCTTTGCTGAATTTGATGGTGAATGCATCAATACAGCGGCAATCAAACACTTGATTACTGCTGCATCTTAATAATGATTTGGGGTGGTGAAATATCCACCCCAATTTTCAAAGGTGAATTATGAAAATAAAATTATTGATTGATAGGCTTAATTCAAAAGTTGGTGATGTTATTGATTTGCCGAATGAAAAAGCATTAGCTTTTATCCAGTCTGGCAGAGGTATTGCTTATGTTGAAAACAAAGCAGAGCGCGCTGTTAAAAGCACACCGTCAAAAGAAATTAGATAAATGAACTTTGTCCCTGATATAACCAAGCTTGAGCGCGTTGTCGCGCCTGAATCATTATTGACACTGGACGAGGCTAAAAACCACCTCCATGTTGACCACAATGATGATGATGCTTTAATTCAGGCATTGATTAGCGCGGCTTCAAGCCAATTAGATGGCACAGAGGGCTTGTGTGGGCATCACTTAGTTACACAAACATGGAAATTGACTTTTATACCATGCAACTATGACAGGGTTGAAATTGAACTTCCAAATGTTCAAGCGATAACTGAAATCAAATATTACGACAGCACAAACACCCTAATAACTGCTGATTTAGCAGGTTGGAATTTGGCGGCAAATAAAAATGAGGCTTATATCTGGCCTGCTGGCAATTTTCCGCCTGTTTATTATCGTTGGGACGCGATGCAAATTAAGTTTACAGTTGGCTATGGTTCACCAGAAAATGTGCCATCTGAAATCAAACAGGCGGCATTACTATTGATTGGGCATTATTATGCAAATCGTGAAGCTGTAGGCAGTGTTGGTAGTGAAATACCTTTAGGGGTGCAGGCTTTATTATCAAATCGCAGGCGTGGCTGGGTGGTATGATTGCGGGGAAATTAGATCGCCGCGTCTTGGTTCAAGCTGTGCGCGATGGCGCAAGAGATGGGCACGGAAAGCCAACACAAGTGATTGTGGATTTGGGCACTGTATGGGCTAATGTAGTTCCATTTCGCGGTGATGAAGATAGCGCGGGTGCTGATACTAAATCACGCCTGACATACAAATTTAAAATAAGATATTCCTCAGACATGGCGGGGTTAAAAGCCAAGGATAGAGTTGAGTATAATAGCGTTGTTTATGAACTTGACGCACCACCATTTGAATTGGGTCGGCGCGAAGGTTTAGAATTTACGGCAACTGCAAGAGCGGATTAAGTGGTAAACACTTTCAAGATTGAAGGCTTGGCAGAACTGGAAAAAACTTTTCTAGAGTTAGGTAAAGCCAATACAAAAAACGCGCTTGTGAAAGCCCTTATGGAAGCTGTAGACCCTATAAAAGATGCGGCTGAGGCTTTAGCGCCTAAAGATAGTGGCAAATTGATTGCGTCAATAATCAAAACAAAAAAGAAGCCCAAAAATTACGAATCTGGCAAAATTGCTTATAATAAAACGATGAAAGACGGCGGGGATAGAAAAGCTGCTGTTTCCGCAATGCGAGAGGCAAGACGCAAAAACCCAGCAACATTTGCAGAGGTCTTTGTGGGTGTTGGTTCAAGAATAACTTACGCATTATCACAAGAATTTGGCACGGTTCACAGCCCTGCCCAGCCATTCATGAGACCTGCTTTTGACGACAATCAGCAAGAGGTCGTGGATATTCTAAGCGTTAGCATTGCTGAAAATATTGAAAAATCACGCAAGCGACAAGCGGCAAAAGCTACAAAATTATTGGCGAAAATGAAATAATGGAAACTGCACTTTTAGCATATTTAAATACCCAAACTGGTGTGACTGCTTTGGTATCAAGCCGCATGGAGTGGGAAGATATAACCCAAGGCACGGCTTTACCATATGTCCGCCTGACTGGCTTTGGTGATTATGTGGAAAGATTAACTTCTGGTGATGATGAATTAGAAGTTAAGAACGTGCAATTTGATTGTTTTTCAATAAGCACAACCGAAGCCCAATCAATACGCCGTGCCATAAAAGACGCGATTAGCGGTAAAAGATTTACGCACGGCGGTTACGAATTTGTCGCATTTTTAGAGCGCGGCAAAACATATTTCGAGAAGAAAGAAAACAACGGCGCAAAGATATATTGCGCGCTCTATGAATTTTCCGTGTGGTTTAAAGAAACTGCATAATTAGCCTTTGAATTGGAGATATTAAAATGGCTGCTGCTACAACAACAACCGCATTAGGCACGATTTTTGCAATAGAATCTGTGAGCCCTGGCACATACACACCCTTGGCAGATATTATGTCTATCCAAGAGCCAGAAGCAAGCATGGGGACATGGGATGATACCTTGTTGTCACACACAGATGGCATTAAACGCCGTGGTGCTGGCTTGATTGAATATGGTCCGGCTTCAATCACCATTTCATATGATGGTGAAAGCCAAACATATACCACAATCACCACTCAATTCTTAACACGCACGTCTAAGAATTATAAAATAACTTTGCCAGGTTCTTCTACTCGTATTTTTGGCGCATTCATCACAAACATTTCAAAAGAAACGCCGATTGATGATAAAATGTCTTGCACAATCGAGTTTACCCCTGCTGGTGCTGTCACTGAGGCTGTGGTGTAATCATGGGTAAGTTTACTGGTTCAAATGGTGTTGAATACACTGTAAGCGTGAAATTGGTTGACCAAATCAGAGCGGAAACTTTGACAGGTCTTCCATTTCACAAAATCCAGCAGCGTGCAAAAGATGGCTTTAGGGGTGCAATTACTCACTTGGTGATGGCGCTAACCAATGGCGGCATTGAACTTGATGAAGCTGGTTATATTATGTCAAAAGATAATGCCAAATGGCTTGAGGCTTTTGCAGATGCGGCTGTTGAATCGGGAAACGAGTTCGGGGCGAAGGAAGCGGCTATGACCTCTACAGAAGGTGGTGCGCCGCAGGTTACAGCCCCGAAAGCATCGAAAACCTTGAAAACTGGCAAATAGAAGCTGCTTTCGAGGGCGCTTCTGATCGCGAGAAATCGCAATTCAATCAATCAATATGGCTTGCATGGCATATAGCTTATTTAAGTCTGCATGAACCGAAAAAATTCCCTGATTATGGGAAGTTTAAAGCCATGTTTGAACCGCCAAAGCGCATGAGCGGTGAAGAAATCATCAAAACATTTGACCGATATATGAGGAATCATAAAACTTATGCCAGCGGGTAACGGTGTTGTAGGCGCATTATTAGTATCGGTTGGTGCTGATACTGCTGCTTTTCAAAAAGGCTTAAAAGAAGCCACAGACAAATCAAAGTCATTTGGTGCGACGGTTGGTCGTATTGGTGCGACAGTTGGCGTGGCTATGGCAGCAGGCGCGGCGGCGGGTGGTGCAGCTTTGATTTCGTTTGGAATGCAAGCTTTATCTGCGGCTGATGATATTGGCGATGCGGCGGCACGGATTGGCACAACAACAACTGAATTCCAAAAATTGCAATATGCGTTTGTGCAAGCTGGTGGTTCATCTGAATTGATGACTACTGCAATGGACAAACTTAACCAAAACTTAGGTGCGGCAAAATTGGGTTCAAAAGGCATGATAGATGCTTTTGCTCAATTGGGTTTAAATGCTAATAGTTTTGCGACAGCAGACCAAGCATTTTATGCGATTGCTGACGCAATTCAAAACATCAAAGACCCTGCTGAAAAAGCCAGAATGTCAATGGAATTCTTTGGCAAGACGGCTGGTGTTGACATGGTTGAAGTGCTTGGGAAAAGCGGCGTGGAGATGCGCAGGCTTGCACAGGAAGCCCAAAATTTAGGCATAGTAATGTCTGAAGAAACAACGGCAAAATTAGCAGACGCAAAACTGGCTTTAGATAAGGCAAAATTTGCGGCATCGGCAATGGCAACAGCTTTTGCAGGTGAAGCATTGGTTTCAATTATGGATTTTGCAAAAGAAATGCAGCCTATGTTTGATAAAGTTAAACAAGTTGCCACCCAAATATGGGATTTCTTAGAGCCTTCAATTAAAGAATTGGGCGCTGCAATTGGTGAATTAGCTGCAAGCCCATATATGAAGATGCTTTTAGAAGGCTTGGGAGTGATGGCAAGGATTGCGGGGACTGTTTTAGTTGGCGCTTTCCGCATCCTTATAGATAGTTTTTCGGCAGGTATAAGGTCAATCACAGCGGTCGCAAATGCTTGGGCTGAAATGGTGACAAAAATCCGTCAACATTTTGCCTTTTTAGAACCAGTTTTTAACAAGGTCAAAGAGGGTGTTGCGGCTGTTTCTCATGCGTTTTGGGAATTAGAAGAAAAAGTCACAGGGCATTCTTTTGTCCCAGACATGGTTGACGAAATCGCAAGACAATTTGCTCGCTTGCCAAATGTGATGACTGATAAGGCTAAAACTGAAACTGAAAAAACGGCAGAATTATATCAGAGGCTTAAAGCATCTTTAGAGGATAGCTTAACAGACCAAGAACGCGCGGCAATACATCACGCGCAAGTTATTGACGATTGGTCAAGTGTAACAGCTCAAAAACTATTTTCTCAAGAGCAAATCCTTTCAGCCACCAGAAAAGAATGGGATGCTTATTGGGAATCCATTGGCAATGGACGTGTTGCAGCGGGTGGTGAATTAAACATTCCTAACGTCCCTGATTTGCCTAATACTGATTGGATTAAAGGCGCTAGTGATGGGCTTGCAGACCAAATTGCAGCCAATGATAATATGCGTAATGCCTTTGCCAAATCTTTCTCAGAGGGCGCTATGCAAGGGCTTGATGGTAATTTTGGTGAGTGGTTTAAAAAGAAATTACAAAGCTGGGCATTTGATGGTTTTTCAAAAGCAATGGAAAACTTAGGCGGCGCTATATTCGATGCAATGAAGGGCGGTTCTGGCTCTGGCGGTGGTATTGGTGGAGTATTAGCTTCAATCGGATCTGCAATATTCGGCGGCAAACGTGCAGGCGGTGGTTCTGTATCTGCTGGTAAAATCTATCAGGTAAATGAGAACACGCCAAACACTGAATATTTTATGCCAAGGACAGATGGCGCGATATGGAATCCTGACCAATTAGGGGCTTTGGCTTCTAAGTCTGGTGGACAGGGCGGCGGCTTCAATGGAAATGTTGTTGTTTATATTGGCAATGAGCAGCTTGAAGGACGTATGTATAAAGTTGCAACGGACGTTGCAGGCGCAGGTATGAAGCAAATGCAAGTAAACCAAGCGCGTCGTCAAAGCTATGGGATTAGATAAATGACTATCTCATGGCCTTCAACAATCATACCAAATTCAATGAGCGACCCTGTTGTGATAAACCCGCAACAAGAAAGCCGTTCACCTTATGCTGAAACTTCGCAATTTCGTGCATCCGCAAGCCATCTTTATGAAGTGACTTTTGGATTTGCGCCAATGTCCAATGCTGATTGGGATTTACTTAAATCTATTGCGCATAAACTAGGGCGTAATGAAGTTTTAATCCCCTTGCCGCGCCCATTTGAGACTGCTGGCACTTCTGGCACTATTCTTGTGGGTTCTGGGGCTTCTAATGCGTCTTTGCCAGTTACAGCGGTTAATTCGGCTTATGCACCAAAAGCGGGGCGGTTCTTATCTGTTACCAGTTCTGGGCGTTCTTATTTATATTCGCTTGATGCTGATAGCGCGGCGGGTTCAACCTCAAGAACTTTTGCTTTGACCGGTGCAATTCGTTATCCTCATGCTTCTGGCGATGCTGTTTTAATGGAAACGGCAAAAATACAAGGCAAAGGCATACTTTCAGGCGGTCTTTGCAATGCACAATCAGGGCTTTGGGAAGGTATTCAATTAACTGTTAGAGAGATGAGATGACGCTATCATTTACTGATACGCATTATGAATCTTGCCTATTGGTTGAGATTGCATTCCCAGCCCAAACTTTCCGCTATTATATGTCCGTTGGCTTTGTTTCTTATGGTGGGCATAATTGGTTTGCTTGTGGTGATGTGCAAGGGCAGGTTCTTGCAGTTTCAGCCTTTGAAGATGGCATGGATGTTTTACCCAATAATGATATTACATTATCATGGGGTGATGGCACAATTCATGGTTATACTTTGTCAGGTGCGCATGAATTAGCGGTTGTAAAAATCTATGAAGCGCAACGCGATTTAAGCACTTATGCGCTGACTGTAGATAGTGCCTATCGTCAATATTACATTCAAGAAGTTGGCGAAGCTATCGCGGGTGAAAGTATCAATTTTGTGCTTGGTAAAGGCATACAAAAACACGATACCGGCGTTTATTCGTCCGCTTATCGGGATACCCTTCACACAGATAATGATGCCGCTTTTGATTATATTTCAGGCGTTCAAAGCGTTTAAAAATGACACCAGAAAAATATAGATTAACGCCAGAAGAGCGTGAACTTCGTAAACAAATATGCACACAACTTATTTCTGACTGGCTTGGTCGTCCACTTGTTTGGGGCTTGTTTGATTGCGCGCAAATGGCAAGAGATTTGGCAATTCGCTTGGGTAAACCAGACCCAATGGCTGACTGGGTTAAATATAAAACCAAAGGCGCGGCACGTAAAAGCCTTAAAGCAATGGGCTTTGATAGTTTTGGCGATGCCTTGTTATCTAAATTAGAGCCATTGCCTTCAATTGGTTACGTCATGGAAGGCGATTTAATAACAGTCAAATCCAATGACCTAAAGATGGATGCAATAGCAATCCGTTGTGACCAGCAAAATTACATAATGCTTGTTCAAGCAGAAGGTGAAGAAGTGGCAAACGTGAAGAAATTCCCAGTTTCCGATGCTTGGGACAATGACCAATATATCTTGAAGGGTTTTAGGTTCAAATAATGCCACAGGCTTTGCCTTTTATCTTCAAAGCGGTTCAAGCGGTTGCTGCCTTCACGGCTGGTTCTGGCATTGTTAATCAGCTTGCAAAAGTAGGGCTTCAATTAGCTGTTGCGGCTGGTATCAATGCGCTTACACCTCAGCCAAAAGTTGACATGGCTTCACAGCTTCAAGCCAAGGCGGGTGCTGTTTCACCTACAACAATGGTTATGGGACGCACTGCGGTTGCTGGCACTCGTTTAACTGATTTATTCAAGGGTGGTCGCAAGAATTTAGGCGGCTCTTACGTAACAGTTCTTGCAGGTGTTGGCACTTGTGGGATTATTGAAAGCGTTAAATGGGGTGATGATACAATCACCTTTGACAGCAATGGGCAGGCTTCGGGTGCTTATGCTGATAATATGTGGATGTGCTACAAAGATGGCTCATGGACGCAGACAGCGCTTAATATTGAAACCCAAACAACAGCGCCATCATATTTCACCAATCCAACTGAATGGACAAGCAATCATAGAGCCTTGGGCTGCATGGTTGCTATGCTTTATTTCAGGCTTGATGCGGAATGCTTTAAAGATAATAATTGGCATGATCCGATTTTCATCATTGATGCAAATGCGGTTGCTTTAACCGATTCAAGAACAGGCACAACTGCCACAGGTTCGGCTTTATACAATCCTTGGGTTTGGTATTATTCTTTAGCGCAAAAATTTAGTTCACCCTCTGGTGTTCACATGGCTGGGCTTGGGTGGGTTTCAAGTCAAATTGATACTACACAAATTTCATATTGTGCAAATCTAGCAGATACTAATTCATGGACTATCGCGGGTGAAATCCAGTGTGATAGCGATAATAACCTTGAAATTTTAAGAGCCATAGCGCGGGCTGGTGGTGGTGAGATTGCCACACGAAACGGCAAATTAAGCGCAACTATTGCAGCTTCAAAAACCAGTGTTGGCACGATTACAGAAGATGATTTAAGCGGCAAAATCACATGGAAATCTGCGGTTAATGCGGTTCAGCGTCCTAATCGTTTAATTCCAAGATTTTTAAGTGAAGATAATGGCTTTAAGATTGTTGATGGGTCGGCAATTACAGATGCAAGTTATCTCACCACAGATTCAAATCTGGTTCGTTCTGTAACTCAAGAATTCCCTTATGTGCCAAATGCCACACAAGTTGGACAATTGGGCGCTTATGCCCTTGCAAATGCAAGAGAGCCTTGGGTGTTCAATATCCCATGCAAGGCACAAGCGGCATATACTGCACAAGTTGGCGATGCTATCACAATTAATACTACTGACTGGTCAAGCTATAAAGTCGTCATAACCAAAAGAACGCTTAACCCAGAAGATTTTACTTGTGTTTATGAGGCGATTTCTGAAACCGACGCAAAACACGCTTGGGCATTAGGTGAAAGCACAACCGCACCAGATTTTACAGCGCAGACAAGGCTTGGTTCTTATTCAGAAGCCCCTACAACAAGTGAATGGACACCAACAGCCGATACAATAAGTGGTGGCAGTGCTGATTTGCCTATTATTAGGTTAAATGGTGCGGTTGATGGCACTGAGGGCATCCGCAATGTATTGATTTATATATCGGTTGATGGTGGCACAACATGGATACCAGATGGCTCTATTTCACCGCTTGAAACTGAATATGAAATTCGTGGTTTAACACCTGATACGACTTATAATGTCGGCATGGCATATGTCAATAAATTTGACACCCCATCAAGCATTACTGATTTGGGTGCTATCACTACAGATGCAGCAACAATAGTTGCTGGTCTTGGTGATTTAGCCTTTGAAAATCAGGTTACAGCGGTTGGGCAAATTGCCACTAATCTAATTTCTACATATTGGACTGACGACCAAGCATCACCTGTTACGCTTACAACACCTTGGCAAACAATTTTATCAAGAACGATAACAGTTCCTACAGGTTATCAGGTTCAAATTACTGGCTTTGCAGTAGTTTCAGGCGGCACATCGACGGATGTTGTTCTCACGAAAGATGATGGCACTGAAACTGATATGCAGACCTATCCGTTCATTGGCTCAAGCACTCCAACTTGTATTCCAATTTTTGCGGTTAAATCTCTTGCCGCTGGCACTTGGACATTCCGCTGGAAAGCAAAAAACCACAACGCGACGAATATAATTTCGGGAAGTTCGTGGGCAATTTCATTGATTAAAAAATAGGGGCAAAAGATGAATCCTGAACAGGTAGGTATATGGCTTGCAATAGCTGCAACAATTGGCGGGGCTGGCTTGTCGTTTGGGCTTCTGAAAGGTCGTGTAGATGAGCAAGAGCGCAGGATTGAAATCCTTGAACACCGTGCAGACCATACAGACGAAGCTTTGAAAGCGGTTATCAGGATGGAAGAGCAAATCAAGCAGATTATTGAGGCGGTTAATAGCTTAGTCAATAAAACTACAAGGCGGACTGGACAATGAACCTTGACCTAATCAAAGCATGGCTTCGTGGCTTGTTTCCTGTTGTTATTGGGCTTTTCACAATACTTTTGACTGGCATCCTTTGTTGGAATTACTGGCCTTTAGATACAGCCTTAACCCGCATTAACTTTCTTGGCACGGCCTTGATTATTTTCGTGGTTATCACTGGCCTTTGGTATTTTATGAACAAAATTGAATCAATCAGCGCAACAATTCTTGGGAATGAAGTCAAAATAGACAATGGGAAGGATGAAGATAATGGACAAAGCTAAATTCTTTGATTACGTCCGCAAATCTGACCTTTTCAAAGGCTCTTTAAATCAAGAACAAGTTGAAGGCATTGAAGGCATTTTAGAAGCCACAAAAGAGGCTGTATGGCCTTTATCATGGACAGCATACGCACTTGCCACAGCATACCATGAAACCGCCTTCACGATGCAACCAATTGCTGAAATGGGCGGGCATAATTACTTTGAAACCAACTATGGCGTTAATGGCAAAAACCCAAAGCGAGCCATAATGAATGGCAATACTGCTGTTGGCGATGGGGCAAAATATAAAGGCCGTGGCTTTGTCCAATTAACTTGGAAAAACAATTATAAAAAAGCCGCCATTGCAACAGGGTTACCAATTGATGTTAATCCTGATTTGATGCTGCAAATTAAACCAGCTTTGAAAGTTATGATTTGGGGAATGTCTGGTGGGCATTTCACCGGTAAGGCACTTAAAGATTATTTGGGTTCAAAGGGTGCTTTTCAAGATTTTGTCAATGCAAGGCGAATTATTAACGGATCTGACAAAGCTATGGAAATTGCAAACTATGCGTTCAAGTTTCAAACCGCTTTAATGTTGGCAGGTGCTTGATGCTTGCCCTAATCCTAAAAACCATTGGCATAAAAGGCGGCGTGATTATTGGGCTTGCATTGGCGTTAGGTTTTACATCTTGGCAGGTTAATCACCTCAAAAGCGAAAAAACCAAGCTTGAGCAAACCATATTCCAACAGACAAATACTATTGCCCTATTAGAAGCTGAAAAACAAGGCTTGCAGGGTGAAAAAGAACAAGCGGTGCAAAGTTATGAGGCTTTAGAAACCGCCTGCCAGAACCGCGTTAAAGAGGCTGTAAGAATAACACGAATTCCACACGTTTATCCAAAGGTTAAAAGCAATGAAGCGAATATTGGCATTGATGCTAATTGCCCCAGCATTAGGCTGTCAGACATCCAAGGCAATTGAGCCAGTAGTGGTTCGCCAAGGCTGCCCTGTTGAAGCCCTTGCAACCATTCCACCAGAGCCAAAAGCGCCTGATAATGCGTTAGTGAACGATGAGGCAGGGATATGGCTTGGCACTGAACTACTTCCTTGGGCGCGTGAGAATTTACGGCGCTTAAATGCAATCAAAACAAATTGTGAAAGTGAAACAAAATGAGTTTAACAATATTCGCAACAATTCAGCGTGGTGAAACCTTTCAATATTCGCTTTCAGGTCGTCAAACTGGTGATACCATTGAGGGTGATTTAAAACCTGTTGCTGCTGGTGGTGGCGTTCCTGCTGATACAATAGACGCGGTGGCATCATTTACATACGTCACAAGTGATGATGTTGACGGCGCTGGCACAGATGGGTGGATTGGCACACTAAGTGCGGCTGTTACTGCTGGTTTAGATGCTGGCAATTATGTTTTTGATGAAAAAATCACATCAAGCGGTGGGCTGGTTGACCAAACCGACGCGGCAATAATTCGTATTGTGGAAAGGGTGACTGAGTAATGGTTGCTATAGTTCGCACACGCCGCATTTATTCCATATTTCCAACTTCAAGAACGCGTGGTTCGTCTAATACAAGCACGTCTATGATATTAACGGCGGTGCGCACTAATACGATTGTTTCAGTTGTTGGTGAAAGTAGTGATATTGATTTAACACCATACGCAAGCGCAGACGTTAGCTTGGCCGCAGCCATAAGCGCGGAAACAAGTTCACGTGCAAGCGGTGATACGTCGTTAAATACTGCTGTTTCAAGTGAGATTAGTTCAAGAGCATCTGCTGACACGTCTTTGACCAGCGCGGCATCCACAGAAGCCTCGACGCGCGCAAGTGTGGACACTTCAATAACCAATTCAATAAACACTTTGGCGTCAATCGATGCGGCTGGTGATGCGTCTTTGACCACGGCAGTTAGCACCGAAACGTCCACAAGAGCGAGCGCAGACACAAGCCTTGCAACGGCTGTTAGTGGTGAAACGTCTACTCGTGCAAGTTCTGATACAAGTTTGACCAGCGCGGTTTCTACGGAAGCTTCTAGTCGCATTTCGGGCGATGCTAGTTTGACCACTGCGGTCTCGACTGAGGCGAGTTCACGCGGATCTGCAGACACATCAATCACAAGTGCGGTATCAACTGAAACCAGTTCTAGGGTTAGTTTTGATGCGTCATTAACTGCTGCCGTTTCAAGTGAGGCAAGTTCAAGAACATCTGCTGATACCTCTCTTGCAACTTCGGTTTCATCTGAAATATCAACCCGCACTTCACAAGTGGCAAGTTTGACCTCGGCAGTTGCGGCGGGTGGCGGCGGTGGCGGCGGGTATGATGATACTTCGCTGACTACTGCTGTATCCACAGAAACGTCCACAAGGGCTTCACAAGCCACTTCATTGACAACTGCTGTAAGCACCGAAGCAAGTTCACGGACAAGCGCAGACGCATCACTCACAACGGCGGTAAGTTCTGAAATTTCGCGGTCAACCTCACTCACAACTGCTGTGTCTACAGAGACCAGTTCGCGGGTAAGCTTTGACACGTCTTTGACAACAGCGGTTTCAACAGAAATTTCCAGCAGAACATCACAAGCCACAAGCTTAAACACGGCGGTTTCTTCTGAAGCAAGTTCTAGGGTTTCAGCCGACGCAAGCATTGTAACATCTGCAAGCACTGAAATTTCAACCAGGGCAAGCGCAGACACCAGTCTCACAACCGCGATTAGTGTCGAGGCTTCAACACGTGCAAGCATTGATACAAGCAACACAACAAGCTTAGCGGGTGCAGTAAGTTCTGAAACCAGCACGAGGGCGGCGGCTGATACCAGTTTGACAACTGCGGTATCAAGTGAAGCCTCTACTCGTACATCTGCTGATAGTTCGCTTGCGACAGCAATCAATTCAATTGGTGGTGCATCTGGTTATACCGACTTAACCGCAACAGGGGCAAGCGTTCCTTCAAGTGGCATTGCGCGGCTTGATAGAGAACTTATTGCTGGGCGCAATTTTGCACAGCTATTATCTGAATATGGCGCATCATTAACATTACAAGAAGCAGTTTGGCGTGGGAATTGGGGTTTAATTACCCCGCGTGATAACTTGGCAAACGTAAACATCGCGGGTGGTTATACCGCTGTGACCGAAGTTGGAACTGCAACATCGCCAACGCAAGCTAATACAAATATGTTCGCAAGACGCGGGCGTAGGAATTTAGCATCTTCAACATCTGCTGGCACACTGGCTTCATGGAGACAAACAGGAAAAACATTATTCCTTGGTGATGGCACGATTGGCGGGTTCTTTAAAGTTCTAACTTTTGGATGCGGTGATGCTGCAACGGTATCAGGTGCAAGACAATTTTGCGGCGTGATTGATAGCACATCTGCACCAACAAATGTTGAACCAAGCACCCTTATAAATTGCATTGGTGTTGGACACGGCGCAAGCGATACAAACTTAAAGCTATATTATGGCAATGGAACGGCACAAACACCAATTGATTTGGGTGCAAACTTCCCTGCTAACACGCTTTCAACCGACATTTATGAACTTGTTATTTTCTCACCAAGTAACTTGAGTGGCACGGTTTATGTGCAAGTCACAAGACTAAATACTGGTCACGTGTTCACACAAACACTTTCATCAAATCTCCCCGCCAACACTTTAAGCTTAAATGAAAACTGGTGTTACAGAACCAACAATGCAACAGCCTTAGCGGTTTCATTGGTTTTATTTTCCGATTATTATAGATTGGATTTCTAATGCTAAAATCACCATTAACAATTGAAGCCGATGCAATAACTTATGACAATAATGCCGATAAAATAAACGTCATATTTTTGCCAACAAATTTAATCCTAAGCGGTGAGATTGCCCATAGTGCAGAATTATCAGTTAAGAATACAACGCCAAATTTAGCCATTGCCGCATACATTGAAACAGCAAGGCAGGAAATTCTTAAAAACTTACCTGAAAAATTTGCCGGCATGTTTGAATAATGCCAACAATAACCCTATCCCAAGCACAAGAAGCGGTGGAATATAACATAAAGGATATTAACCATATTCCTAACGTCAGGAAAAAGGTATAACGTCCCCTTTTGACGCATACCCAATATAAACACATATTGCTGTTTGAGGGTTAAACTTTCACTTGACGATTTAAGTGTTTTAAATTAACTTGCAAATGCTGATAAGCAAGATGGCAGGTTATACCTACTCATTAAGCGAGCCGCCCCATTACAGGGCGGCTTTTTTGTTGGCTTCTTCTTCAATTTTTCGTGCAAACCATAGCCACCAATATTGTGGGTGATTACCAAGTTCCTCAGTAATGTTTATTGGTTCTGCCATCATATCCTCATCATAAAACGAAGCGCGGGGATTTTGGTTATTGTCCCCGCGTTCTATAAGGGCGCATTTGCAACTACGTTTATCCCTTAGCCTAGTGGTCTAGGTATTCCAATCGTTTGCAGCCCTCGAAAGAAACTACATTCTTGCTCATTTAAGAGCCCGTACAAAGCACCCATTGAACCTGCGTCAGTCAGGACACCTTTCGGTGTGGTAGTAGCAACTTTTTCACGATGCGCACCTGCTACTTTTTTTGCCGCCCCCGTACGGTGTGACGGACTTCCCTTAGTGTCCTTTTTCGAAATTTTTTCCTCAATTTTCTTAAAGTTTTGCCCCAGCTATATTTCCCAGCAGAATAATAATCACGTTTCTTGATAAAAAATCTATGTCGCACAAAAGTCATAGGTAAAAATGACCTGCCATTGAAATATTTACTTGGGCTAAATCGTTTTATCATTGTTTGCCGTTCCAGATTCTGTCTAACACTTCAAAATCTGCGGGATTTGGGAAAGCGCCAAGTTGGCAACCAATTGCACTCCACCAAAAAGCAAATTTAATCTTGCAAATAACGTAACGAATGTGCCGAACACCCCAAAATGTTTTGAATTTACTTGGTTTCATCTTTCACCTCTTGCTTTCAATCGTCTTGCTCTGCGTTTTGATGTTTTTGCTGTTTGTTCTGTAATCATGCTTCGCCCCTTGCTTTTTTTAGGGTGGCACTTGCATAGATAAGCATTTGCGATGGCACATCATCTTGAAACTGGGGTAGGGTTTTGCAGAACTCTACAAGTTCTTCTAAGTAACCATACATTTCAGGAGCGGCGGATATTAGATTACCATTCGCAATATATGGGTCAGTTTTATTCCTACGATGAACTGATGCATCGATTAACTCAGGGTCGCGAGCATTTGCAACAATCCACCCTCGTGCATCTTTGACAGTTCCCCAATCATCATATTCAGACGGCTTATAAAACCATGGCGCGGGTGTGAATTTAGGTTTTTCTGTAATCATTGTGTGGTGTCCTTATATAACTGCCTTGGGGGCAGTGGTGATTTGGTTAGTTTTGGGGTTATGTTAAAATGGCGCGGCGCAAAAATCGCCACTTAGGCTTTCAGTAATCGTTTTTTGAACAAACACTTTCTCTATCGCCACTAGGATATAAAATTGCCTATCAGGTGAAATATTGGCTAATCTTTCAGCTTCTTTTTTTGCTGCTTCAAAAGTCTGATGTTGGGCGCGCGGCATATTGCCTTGCGGACTCCAAATCATAAAAAATTGTTTGCCATCTGAATTGTCAAATTTAAATTGTTCCCACATTTTACACTCCATATTTAAGTTTTGATTTATCAATCAGCGGACGCTTATTCTTTTTGGAAAAACCAGCGCTTTGAATTGATTGCTTTGGACGGATGAAGCCTTTATGTTTAGCTTCACGCCTTTTAGATTGGGCTATGTTTCCAACGTCTGTTTTAGTTTTGGAGGTATGGCATTTGCGATGGGCTAATTCCAAGTTGTCAGGCTCGTTATCACCACCCATTGCAACAGGAACGCGGTGTTCAATATCCCACAATCTCACCCTTGCATAAGTAACAAATGCCACCACGCAGGGTAAAAATATTGATGCGGTCTTTCTTGGTGAAGGATTTACGATTAGGATTACTCATCACGCGGCATTCCATGCTCAGCATGATAACCATAATTTAAGGATGCTTTTTTTCGCGCCTTTATAGCATCCTCTTTAACGCTAAAAATTCCTAAATATTTTTGATTTCCATCAACACCAATCCATGCACTCCACTTGTTCCTGCTTGATAAAAAGTAAACTCCAGCAAACCCAGACGTGTTATCTATTCTCTGCTTGCGATTTTTTTGGTTATGTTTTCCAAATTCAGTAATTCGCAAATTACAAATTCTATTATCTTGCTTGTTATGATTAATATGGTCAATATTGCCTTTTGCCCAATCACCATAATATAAAGCCCATATTAATTGATGCGCTCTAAATATTTTAGTAACACCATCTTTTGCCATTTTTGTGAAAAGATAACCACCCACTTTCTCTATTGCTGTGCAGGCATGTTTATTAGCGTAAAGCGCATTAAATATATTATTTGATTTGTTTGTTGCTGGACGCTCTTTCCAAAAAAGTTCACCAGTTTCAAAGTTGGCAGTAAGAATTGATTTAATATATTCAGGTGTGAATACATCAGTTTTATTCATAATCACGCTACTTTCCTTTCATCCTTAAAAACCACGCCATGCGTTTCAGCAATTAATTCACCAATCCAGTTTTCAACCGCTTCTTGGCTCTTGTTAAATCTTATTTTTCCCATAGCTTTATAAGACTGGCTTTCGGCGGTGTATTCACGCACAACCGCATTGCTAACTACAATCAAAGCGTATTCATTAGATGGGCGTATAAATGCGGCAATTCGCATAGCTTCTGCGCGACTAGAGCAAGCTAAATCACGCACTTGGCAGAATCCTGTTTTAATCAATCCTCGCTTGCGCAAGTGGTCTGGGCTTGGATATTCAGTTAGTAAAATATCAGGTAAAGACCGCCATGCTTGCGTTACATAAGCCATGTATGCTTTATGTCGCGCACTAGAGCGTTGTTCATTTGGATTTATTATATATTCTTGACCAATCACAAATTGCTTTTGTGCTGTGCGGATATGACCCCCAACAGGCTTTAAAACTTCATCATCAGTCCAAATGGCAGCAATGGGAAGTAAATCAGCCATTATGCAACCCTCATGGTTAGGCTTTCACCACCATTGGAAAGCACCCAGCCTTCAATTGTTTCACCTGCTTCCAAAGCTTCTTTTATGGCTTTTTTGTCAGGCTCATATTTCACGCGCAAAAAACGTTTATCTAAATTATCAACATTATCGCCAATTAATTTTGGCGCGCGTGATGCGATAGAAAGTGTTGCCAATGGGCGTTTAATCGAGCACATATCAATCTCTTGCATTGATGATGATAATGCCATTTTTAAATCATCGGCTTGACCTTCAAAGCGTTTTGCCTTGTCCAATAATTTCTTAGCTTCGGCTTTCAAAGCATCACTAAAACATTGCTTTTCAACTATGATAGCCAGCGCTTTGTCTAATGCTTCAAAATAGCTTGTTTCACCTTCAATAGTATCCATCAAGCAATCTGGGTCATTCAATAGTGCATGTTCACATTTGACCAATAATCTGGCTACTGCTTGGGTTTCATTTTTGATTTGATAGGTCATGCTGCGTCAACCTTATCCAAAGCCACTAATGCTTTTTTGCAATCTTCTTTTGTTTGAATGAGGGCTTGCTTGCCTTCATCAGAATATTGACCTTGTTTAATGTTGGAATTAATAGCGTTCCAAGCGGTTGCAAGGCTTTCTAGGCTGCTGATAGCCACTAAATCTTCAATGTCCTTTGTATGGTCACGGAAGGTCTTTTGTGGTTCATTGGCGGCTTTTGTTTGTTGTGATACTTGTTCGTCTAATGGTGTTGGCTCGTCAGCTTCTAATTCGCCTTTATGCCATAACCCAAGGGCAGCACCAAAACGCATAGCGGCATTTCTTAAAGCATCGCCAATAGCTTCTTTGATAGCATTGCCGCCTGATTTGCCGCCGCCATCACCATAACCATAACGAGTAACACCACAAACGGTTAAAGCTATCCATAACCCGCCATTTTCATCAAGCGCAGGTCTGCCAAATTGTTCGCGTCCAAGGATTTCATATGTCCACTCAGGGTCGCACTCTAATAAACGATATGTTAAAGCTGCGTGTCCAACATAATCTAAGTGAATAATGTTTGTTTTTGCATGATATCCACCACATACATCACAATGGGCTTTTGGCAATTTATCCATTTCAACTTTGCCTTTAGTAGGCTTTGGAAGCTTGCCAATTTGATGCGGTGGAAATGGCTCGCGTAATAATGCTAAGCCTGTTGTTTTATTTTCCATCATTTCACCTTAAAAATTCTTGCCCAAATTGAGGGCTTTGGATTGAGTTTCTTTTGTTTTTGAGCGTAGAGCCAAGCTGCGGCTGCGAGTTGTTGTTGTTGCGCTTCATAGCGCGCTATCTTTTTGTCATTGGCTGTAATCACGGCATCACCGCGCATGCTAAAATCACCACCACGCATAGAGTGCCAGTTAGCCAGTCTGAAAGGGAAACGCTTAGGAATGTGGTTTTAGTCAGGAAATCCCAAGCACTGGCTTTGCGCTTAAATTGTGGTGCGAAATAATCACGAACTGGTGCAGGCTTAGACTGGTTAGCCACACGGCGAATTGAGCGAAGGTCGCAGTCCATTATGCAGCCTCCACAGTAGGGGTAAATGGTTCAAAGCTGCGCCCATTAGCGCGAGCCAAGCCAAGCAAAATGTCTTTATGTGCCTTCCAAAATTTAGCAGCAGCGCGTCCATCCATTGCGATTATTTCGAAATTGGTGAAATTTTCCCATTCATGGAGTGAGTGAAATTCACAACCAATTTGCATATGCTGGTCATAAATTGAAACAGCCCAAACAAGGTTGAAAATTTGAATTGGAATTAAAGAGATTGTAATTCCATCTCGGATTTTTGCGTCACTAAGGTATACGCCACCAAGGTTTGCGTCACTAAGGTTTGCGCCACCAAGGTTTGCGTCACTAAGGTATGCGCCACGAAGGTTTGCGCCACGAAGGTTTGCGCCACCAAGGTTTGCGCCACTAAGGTTTGCGCCACTAAGGTTTGCGCCACAAAGGTATGTGCCACTAAGGTTTTTATTTTCTGCTATTGCGACTTTTATCGCAAAACCCAATTTGACATTTGGTAAAGCGTCAGGCGCGCAATCAATTTCTACAGAGCATTGAATTTCACCCAAAAAGCGATTTAAAATATTGTATGTTTCCAAAGCCATCACGCAGCCCCTTTGATTGAGTTAAGAATGTTGTTAAAAATAGGGTGAACGGCATTAGAAGCCGCAACTTGTTCAGAAGCTTCACACTTCACGACACGAACCCAGTTATGCTTGTAGCTTGACCCAGCAATGGCAGCGTTGTGAGATGGGTAGCGAGTACCACCCAGCCATTTTTGACCACCTTGCTCATATTCATTGACGTAAAATATTGACATCACGCAGCGTCCTTAAATAAATCTTGAAGCCAGTGATTCAAAGCGGTTATGGCGCATTGTATCGTGCCATTCGGCTTGGGCTTCGGAAGCGCATTGTTCGCAGCAATATTCTTGGTTATCTTCCAAGGCTAAGAACCGCCAGCCGCAGCATCCGCATGAACGAACATAATCAGCGTGGCAGTTTTCACAGATTGCTTGACCTTCAAATTCAGTCATTTCATCTTGGGTAAAATCATCATGGCAACTGGTGCAGAACATTGAACACTCCATTTGTGTATGGGTGTAACTTACATCGGGTGTAAGTTTAAGTCAATCTATAAAATTGTGTCCGGTGCAAGTTTTTACATCGGATGAATAAACATGGTTGACAAAAACTTACATCCCGTGTAATTTTGCCCCATGATGAAACACCCACTTAAAATATACCGCGAAAAAAACAGCATTTCACAAGATGGCTTTGCGTCTTTGTTAAATATTTCCGAAGCTTCAGTTTCACGCATTGAGAGTGGACTTCAAAAGCCTAGCTTAGATTTAGCTTATTCAATTGAGCAAGCGACCAAAGGCAAAGTAACCGCTTCGCAGCTTGCTAAATTTGCCGCTGAAAGGGTATTATAAATGACTAAAAAAAATTTACATCCTGAAACGCCTATCGCGCACCCTGTTAAGCTTAATATTGGGGCTGATGCGAGAAAATCGTCACGAATTGAAACGTTTTATTCGCACACCAATACGTTGCCGAATGGTTTTCAAATTCATTTTACCGCTAGTCGCATTTTATCGAAAGGTCAAAATAATGACTGACCCAATCCAAAACTATCAAACCTATGAAGGTGCAAAGACCTTACATCAAGAAGCATTGAACCAATACGTTCAAGCCTTGATTGAAAAACCTAAATCACCATGGACGCTTTACCTTGGCAAAGTCGAGCAAGCGTCAAGGGAATATCTTTATACATTTTTGGGGCGTGTGTGGTGACTGCCCTTTCCCTAATCCATCGCGCATTTACATTTCCAGCGCGCCCTTTGAACGCCGTTAGCCGTGGCGTGGATACAACGGCTGTTTCCTCCCTTGTAATAACTCGCGCTTTTTCGGGGGTGCGATATGATTACTGATTTATCCGAATATAGAAAACTTATAGAACTTAAAAAAGTTGGTTTTCAATCAACTGGTTTAAAAAACATACCAGTTCTTAACTCGCAATTAAAGCCACATCAAGCGCATTCAGTTGCGTTTGCCTTGGAAAGAGGCCGTGCAGGATTATTCCTTGATACAGGTCTAGGTAAATCATTCTGCGCATTGGAATATGGCAGAATAATTGTTGAACATACTAATAAGCCAGTTCTTATGCTTGCACCTTTGGCAGTATCTATGCAGCATGAACGTGAGGCGAAAAGATGGGGAATAGATGCAAAGGCAATTAAAGACCCATCCCAAATAACTACACCAAGAATTTATATTACTAATTATGAGCGCGTTCATTTGTTCGAAGCTGATATGTTTAGTGGTGTGATACTTGATGAAAGTTCGATTTTAAAAGCCATGATGGGTAAAACTTCAAAGCTGATTATAGATAAGTTTAAAAATACTCCATTTCGTATGGCTTGCACCGCAACACCTGCACCAAATGACCATGTAGAACTGGGAAATCATTCTGAGTTTATGGGCGCATTATCGTCATCTCAAATGCTTACTCGATTCTTTTTGCATGATAGCATGGATACTGGCAATTGGCGATTAAAAGGCCACGCCCAGCAGCATTTTTGGGAGTGGGTGGCCTCTTGGTCAAGGTGCATTTCAAAGCCTTCAGATGTTGGTTTTAGCGATGATGGTTATATTTTGCCTGATTTAAATGAACATACTCATGTTGTTCAAATTGATAGATCTGCAAAAGATATATTTGAAAAAGATGGGCAAGGTATGCTTTTTAGAATGCCTGATACATCTGCAACATCAATTCATAAAGAAAAACGAATTTCCCTAGATAGCCGTGTATCTGAATTGGTTAATATAACTAATAAAAAACAAGATGAGCCATGGATAATATGGTGCGATACAGATTATGAAGCCGATGAACTAGCTAAGGCATTGCCTGAAGCCATAGAAGTTCGCGGCTCTATGAGTGCAGACCAAAAAGAAGCAAATTTAGTAGCGTTTTCAGAAGGCACAGCAAGGCAAATTATAACTAAGCCTTCATTGGCTGGTTTTGGTTTAAATTGGCAACACTGCAACAATATGGCATTTGTTGGATTAAGTTTTTCATATGAAAATTATTACCAAGCAATAAGACGATGTTATCGGTTTGGGCAAGAAAAAGAAGTTAATGTCCATATTGTTTGTGCTGATACTGAAGCAAATATTCATTCTGTAGTTAGCAGAAAAGCAGGTGACCATAACACGATGAAAAGTGAAATGGTTAGCGCAATGCGTCGCGCAATGCGTATTGAAAGTGAAAGTAAGACATATCAACCAACTAAGGAGGCCGCGCTTCCTGCGTGGTTATAATATGATTTTAGATCAATATAATGGTGAAAATTTTAGTTTATATAATGCTGATTGTGTTGAGTTTGCAGTTGGCTTGCCAGAAAATTCAATTGGGCTAAGTGTTTATTCGCCGCCTTTTGCGCAGCTTTTTGTTTATTCTGATTCAGACCGCGATATGGGTAATGTTAAGGATGAAAAAGAGTTTGCAGAACAATATCGGTTTATTGTTAGAGAGATTTTCCGCGCAACAAAACCTGGCAGATTAACTTGTGTGCATTGCTCTGATTTGCCTAGAACAAAATCAATGCATGGAAGTGTTGGATTATATGATTTTCCCGCTGATATTGTTCGCGTTCATGAGGAAGAAGGTTGGACTTTTCATAGCCGTATAACTGTATGGAAAGACCCAGTAGTCGAGATGCAACGCACAAAAGCTTTAGGATTGCTTTACAAACAAATCCAAACAGATAGCACGCGAAACCGTCAAGGCATGGCTGATTATGTTTTAGTTTTCCGTAAAACACCTGAAGATGAAAAAACGGCAGATAAAGTTGCACAAGATAAGGCAAAATTTCCCGTTGATACATGGCAGAAATGGGCTTCGCCTGTATGGATGGATATTCAACAAACTAATGTTTTAAATGTGAAAATTGCAAGAACTGACAAAGATGAACGTCACTTATGTCCTTTGCAATTAGATTTAATTGAAAGATGTATTTATCTTTGGTCGAATCCTAATGATGTGGTTTTTAGTCCGTTCACAGGTATTGGTTCTGAAGGGTATTCAGCATTAAAATGCGGGCGCAAGTTTATAGGCACTGAATTGAAACCTGAATACTATCGGCAAGCGATCAAGAATTTAAACGAAGCAAGCTCTAATTCATCAATATTAAATCTAGACGTAGCTTAATTATGAACGACACTTTCACACATAGCGGTGCAATGAAACTAGACTCTAAAATCAATGATTATTGGGCAGCACGTGGCTATCAGGTTAAAACTTGGATTGAAGAAGGCGGGTTTATCAGCACCTTACGCAATCAGGCTTTTTTTGTGCGCTCTGACATGATTAACGGACTTCCAAGGGGGTATAAATGACAACTAGAAAAGAAAAAGAAGAACAATTACTCGCTTTGGCAGAATTGATTTCAAAGCTTTGCGCTGGCGAAAAATGCATCAATGAAGCCCATGTTTCTGCAAGGGTTAATAGACGCGATGCCAACACATATTCATCTGGTGATATTACACGCGCATTAAAAAAACTGGTTGAACAGGGTGTGGTTGAAAAGCTTCCTGTTGCTGGTGATGTATGGAAATTTAACAATGAAAAAATCATTGAGATTAAGCCAAAACCATCACCTGTAAAAGTTATTGAAAAACCTGTTGCCATATCATCAATTTTACCTCGTTGCATACACTGGTCAAAAGTAATTGATGAAGAGGTGGCACGTTTAAAGCTTCAAGATACACGTGTTGAAAATATCATGCTTCACTTGATTGAAAAGTTTAATTTTAGAACTACTGAAAAATCAATTGCTCACAGAATGACGTTTTTAAGGCGCTGTGGCTTACTTCCTGAAACTTCTAAGCATCATAAGCCCCGCAAAAAATGGACAAAAGAAATGCACGACGATTTGGCTTTGTATTATTCACAAGGCTTACGCATTGATGATTGTGCAATAAGGCTATCAAAAAAATACAAAAGGGAAGTTACTTATTGCGCTGTTAATTCTCAACTACATTCATTGAGAATGAATGGGAAAATTAGGTTAGCGGCATGAAAAAGTTTTCCACAGCTTGCAGTAATTTTTCTAGTTTCAGCTGTTTCCATGCGGACAAATCACGTCTAGAATCAGCAGGCTTGAGGGGTGCAACCAACACGCCAACAAGCCCTAACCTATTAGACAAGATGGTGTCACATGGCTGAGAACATAATTAAACCAACGCCTGAATTACGTCAACAAGAACACGCTGATAATTTTAAATCAGTTGGCGAAATCATTGCCCAATTAGTTAAAAAGCTTGGCGGTGGCAAATGATAGAGCTGCCACACAATCTTGAAGCAGAGCAAGCAATTCTTGGTGCTTTGATTGTTGATAACAATGATTATGATTTAGTTGCACCATATATTTTAAGCACTGATTTTTATGAGCCAGTTCACGGCGTTTTATATAATATCATTTCTGAAACAATTATGAGCGGCAAAATTGCCGATGGTATTACTTTAATCAATCGCCTGAAAGATAACCAGCCATTTCAAGAAATTGGCGGGGCTAGTTATTTAGCGGTTTTGATAAATGGTTCTTGTGATAGCAGCACCATTTTAGATTATGCGATAATGATAAGCGATGATGCTAAGCGTCGTAAAATGATAGATGCTGGCAATGAACTTGCAAGGCTTTCTCAAGATACAACACAAGGTGATGTAACAAGCATAATTGCAGAACATGAACGCATTATTCTTGAACTTCAATCAAGTACAAAAACCGCAACACAATTTGATGCCGGTGATATGGCTTTGCAGTTTGTCAAAGACCTTGGAAACACTGAAAAAGAAGGCGCGAAAACATACATTAAAGATGTTGATGAAGTTATTGGCTCTTTAAGAGTTGGACAGCTTGGAATTATTGCGGGTCGTCCTTCTATGGGCAAAAGTGCCTTTGCTTTAGAGGTTGCTTTTAATAACGCAATACAAGGGCTGCCAGTAGCTTATTTGTCATTTGACATGACTAACGATGAGGTAGTGGCAAGATTGCTCTCTATGGCGGTTTATAATCGCACTGGGCGCAAAATAACTTACAAAGATATTGACCGCAACAATCTTGACGCACATCAAAAAGCAATACTTGCAGAGGCAGCTTTATGGCTTCGCAGCCTTCCTATCACTATTGAAACAAAACGCGGCTTGAAAGTGCCGCAAATCATTTCAGTGGTGCGTAAGATTAGGGCTAAATATAAAAAAGAAGGCAAAAAGCTTCATCTTGTATTTATTGACCATTTGCAAAAAATTGCATCATTAAAAGGTGGCTCAAGAGATACTGCGGATGCAACAAATATCATTGAAAGCCTGAAAGATGGCGCTCAAGTTATGGGTGCGCCTGTATGGGTATTATCGCAGCTTAACAGGGCAGTTGAAGGGCAAGAAGATAAAAGACCAAGTCTTAAAGATTTGCGCGAAACTGGGGCGATTGAGCAAGAAGCAAACCTAATTTTATTCGTGTTTTGGGAAGCATATTATATTATGCGTGACCTTCCTATGGATAAGGATTGCGCGGAATATCAAGAGAAATCTTTATTGCTTGAAGATGCTTTCAATAAGTATCTAATTTTGCCGCGCAAGGTTCGTTCAGGTTCAATTCGTGATGTTGAATTGTATGTTGACCAAACGATTAACTACTTTTCAGACAAGGCTAAAACTTATCAGCAGGGATATTACTAATGAGTTTTGAACTTACTAAATGGGCTATTCAAGAGGTTCAAATCCCACAGACCTGCAAGGCTGTTTTGGTGGCAATTTGCTCTTATTGTGATGCAAACAGTCAAGGCTTTCCAAGTCAAGAATTGATAGCCAGATGCGCAGGTGTTGACCCTAAAACTGCTAGCAGAACGATAGCTAAATTGGCAAAAATGGGGCTTATTTCAGTCCTTAAAAAAGGGTTTTATCAGGTCAATAAAGTATCTCCAATAATCACCCAAGGTGACCCACAATCACCTAAGGTGACGGAAAATCACCTAAGCGAAGGTGACGGAGAATCACCTAAAAGGGATTTTAAATCACCTAAAAGGGACGGAGAATCACCTCCATATAACAAACCAACTAACAAAACAATTAACAAACAAGACGCGCCCCAAAATCGCTTTGAAGAGTTTTGGAATAAATACCCTTCATCAAGACGAGAAGGGAAAGAAAAAACAAGAACGGCTTATCGGGTAGTTTGCGAAAAGTTGAACGAAGATGATTTGTTCAAAGCTTTGGATATGCAAATTGCGGAATGGGGTAAAAACAAAACCGAAGAACGATTTAAAAAATACATTTTGCGCTGGTTGCGTGATGGTGCGTTTGAGCGATTTATTCCCAAGCAAAAAGAAATCATTCAACCAAAAGAAACCCTGTCAGATTTTATCGCAAGAATTGACGCATGTCGTGCAAGTTGGACACGCGAACACACGCTTCAGTATCAAACCACAGAAGCCAAGGCGAGGCTGTTAATCAATGAAAAAAAGCGTGAAATGGCATGACCCACATAATCGTCACCCTCAATGGAAAGCAATACATTTACCGCCGTGTACCAGTGGTTAAGTTTGAAACAAAGAAAGCGAAAAGCAAATGAGTGAACAACCTGATTATATGAAAATTACGATTGATTTAGCGCAGGATGCAGCAATTTATGCTGTGGGATTATTAGCTAAAAATCAGAAAATATTACCACCTATTCCGCCAGAAATGATGGGGGCAGCATTTTTAGCGTCACTTTCAATTTGTGTAATTGATGCAATGCCTTTGGAGGATAGGGTGTCAGTAAAAAATAACTTGATTGAACTGATTAACGGATATGAGGTGGCATAATGGCATTAGAACGATGGACACAGGAAACTGGACTAACCGAACAAGCTGCGAGGCTGTTAATCGCAATCCCAAAGCTGAATGAATCCCTATTAGCAAAGGGCGTGAAATGACATGGTTATTCAGCAAAGCCCTTTGCGAGAACTTGCCCTCTTTGCCGGTGCAGGTGGTGGAATCCTTGGAGGGCATCTTCTTGGATGGAAAACAATCTGTGCAGTGGAAAGGGATGCATACGCAGCATCCGTTTTGGTTACGCGACAAAATGACAAAATCTTGCCCATTTTCCCGATTTGGAGTGATGTCACCACATTTGACGGACGACCTTGGAGAGGCTGTGTTGACATCATATCGGGCGGGTTTCCCTGCCAAGATATATCAGCCGCAGGAAAAGGCGCGGGAATTGAAGGTAAGCGATCTGGGCTTTGGGGTGAGTTCGCCCGAATTATTAGCGAGGTTCGACCAAGATACGTTTTCGTGGAAAACTCCCCAATGCTCACTTCTAGAGGGCTTGGACGTGTTCTTGGGGACTTGGCCTCGTTGGGGTATGATGCAAGATGGTGCGTCCTGGGGGCTGACGATTGTGGAGCGCCACACCAAAGAGAGCGAATTTGGATACTCGCGGAAGCCAGACAATCAAACATTCTTTCACACTCCAAACACTACTGGTCTGGATGGGGGAAGCAACAGCAGGAAAGCAATCAAGAAAAGGCAAGCGCCAACACCGAGTGGGAACTGGCCAACGCCAACTTGCGCGGATACATTCACCAACAATCTGAAATCCAGCCAACAGAAGCCAAACTCGATGCACTCTGTCAGTTTGGCACAAGCTGTGACGATGAAGTGGCCGACACCGACAGCGCACATGGCAAAAGAGGGATGCAGCCCAGCCGAATACAATCGGAATACACCAACATTAACGGCGCAAGTTGGTGGGAAGTTGAACCCGAATTGGGTCGAGTGGTTGATGAATTGGCCTATAGGTTGGACAGACTTAGAGCCATTGGAAATGGGCAAGTTTCAGTTGTGGCAGCAACAGCATTTAGAATTTTGTTAGGAATGGAGTGATGTAGCATGACCCCGGCGCAATTCCTAACATCTAAAACCAGTTTCATCAAAGACGCTGACAACAAGTGGGAAGCAATTAGCCAGTGTCGAAGGGAATTTTTCCAACAACACAACGGTAATGTTGCTATGGTTCACGCGTTTGATAATTTGATTGCCGATAAAACGTGGAAGCGGTTTTTAGGATTGAACCAATGAAACACGCCCTTGTGACCCTCGATAGTGAAACCTTTGTAGCCTACGAAATGCCAGTTTTAAGAGGTGGCTCATATGGCTGGACAAAAACAATGGTTAGCGGATCGCGCGATTATCTCGAATGTATCAACCGCAGAATTTACGACAGGAAAGCAAAACAAAATGCCATACCCAAACAATGAACCAGAATTAGTTCAACCGCAAGCATTGACTGAAACCACAAAAGATAAACTTCGGGCTTATGTTACAAGGATTGAAACTCTTGAAGCGGAAAAAACTGAAATTAACGACCAAATCAAGGAAGTTAAAGCCGACGCAAAAGCGCTTGGATTTGACGTAAAAGCAATCAATGGCGTGGTGAAATTCCGCAAGATTGACCCGCGTAAACGGCAAGAAGATGAAATGCAGCTTGATTTATATTTACACGCAATGGGTGAGATTTGAACATGGATATTGAAACAAAAATTGAAGAAATTACACCGATTATTGCCAAAAATTTATTGGCAAAAAATCCAAATAATCGCAAGCTAAATGAAAATTGGGCTTTGCGTCTTGCAGTTGATATTGATGAGGGGAAATGGGCTTTAAATGGTGAAACAATAATTATTGATACTGATGGCAATGTTTTAGATGGGCAGCATCGACTGCGAGCAGTTGTTATTGCTGATAAATCAATTATGGTAAATGTTGCAAGAAATGTATTAGCAGAAACAAAAACAACAATTGATATTGGAAAATCAAGAACGCTTGCAGATATTTTGACATTAAGTGGCAATAAAAACCATGCGTCGTTTCGGGGCTCTGTTGTCAAAGCAATTATCACAGAGGCATGTGGTAGCATGCACTCAATCAATAGATTGACCATTCCTAAACAAGAAAAAATCCATAACATTTTAAATGAAAATTTCAGCGAGCAAATGCTATTTGGTGCGACCCGTCGCAGAATTGGGTGTGTCCCTTATGCGTATGTTTCAGCATTTTACACAATGCTGGCAATAACAAATGAATATTCTGCACAAGAGTTTGAATTGTTTTTTGATAAATGGTCGTTCCCCGATAATGCCGCGCAAAAAACACCAGAATATGCATTGCGTCATTTTTTTTTAAAAGAGGGCGAAGTTAATCGCGGTGGCGGCTCTAATACTGTTGCGCGTCGGCGACATGCAATATGGCGTGCTTGGCAAAGCTCACAAGAGAAGGCGCAAGTTGAAAGTATTAAAATAGAAAATGAGTATATTTTTAAACCAATTGCCCTTGTTGATTATGAAAATCCGCTAATTCAAAAAATAAAATCAATTGTGCGTGAAGGGTAGTAGATGAAATGCAGCTTGATTTATATTTACACGCAATGGGTGAGATTTGAAAAACCACGAACACAAAGAACAGGTTGCGCTTTTCACTTGGGCTAATATCCAAGCTAAATCGCTTCCTGAACTTGAACTATTATTTGCTATTCCCAATGGTGGGCATAGACACCCGCTAACAGCAAAGAAGCTAAAGGCTGAGGGCGTTAAATCTGGTGTTCCTGATATATGCCTCCCAATAGCTAAAAACGGCTTCCACGGGCTTTGGATTGAATTAAAGCGACCAAACATCAAGGGTGAACCAAAAGGCAAAGTTTCAGACAATCAAACATGGTGGATTGAAGCCCTTAAATTGGCAGGCTCACAAGTCCATGTTTGCTTTGGATGGGATGAAGCGAAAAAGGCAATTATTGATTATTTAACCCCAGCCAGTGAGGCATAAGCATGAAACAAACCACACCATACTTTGATCCGATTTTAGACTGGCACGTCGCGCAATGTATCAAAGGGCAAGAACTAAAAGTAGCTGGCAAAATCCAAGAGCGCGGTGGTGAAACATCCGTCCCAATGGGTAAATCTAAGCCACATTATCGCAAGGGTATAAAAAGCGATGGCAAGGAATTCCCAGTCTTAGAGGGTTACGTTCCATGCCGTGGTGTGTATCCACAAAAGGCGGATGGTGTGATATATGTTCTTGATGGGCTTATATCTGATAAGGTTATGCAAATCATCATGGCGCGATATTTAGCAGGTGAATTTAACGAAGCGCAAAAAGCAATCGACAAGGTTATGAAAATGGCTGGTAAAACAATCTCTCTTAAGCTGCATGATGGCACAACAACAGATGCCAAGATAGTTCGCATTTTACCAGATGATAAGTTCGAGGTTAAATATTCGGCGCGGTCTGGTTATGTGAAAAGCGTTATTGGTATTGGTGAAATTATATTGTGAATTATTAATTGACATTTCCGCAAATCAGTATCATAATACCGCATTAGGTCGATGGGATGTGAGGTTATTAAGTTAACCCTGCCCACCCTGCCTCAAGCGTGAGGCGCGTAAGCGAAGCTATGACTTTCAAAACAATATGACAAAACCTTTCTGGGATTCATGGTACAAGTCTGCAAGATGGAGACGTAGACGCGCTCACCAGCTACTCACACATCCATTGTGTGTCATGTGCTTGCATCAAGGTATAACCAAAGCAGCGACAGTAGCAGACCACATAAAGCCACATAAAGGCGATGAATACTTATGCTGGTGTGGTGAACTA